CGGCAGCCAGATTTTTTCCCTTGCTTTCTGTTTGTATATCTGCCCACTCTAGATGTGTCAACGCCCATGCATTGAGTTGTTTATTGTTGTAAAAATCACTGTGGGATCTCAATTTGGCTTTGTTGGTGATTGTTAACAGTTGTTCCAGCGACGGCATGATATCAATAAATTCGGCAATGTGTTCTTCTCTTGATTGACTGTAATGTATTGCTGGTCTAACGCCTTGCCAACTGTCAATTACTTGAGAAATACGATGATCTTGCGAGTTAATGTATTCCCCGGTATTGATAAAATGATGATGTATGTCTAGCACTATGCCAACACGCTTGCCTAATGGTAACAGGACATCAAGACCGGCTTGATATTCGTCATTTTCTAATGTAAGACAATTTCGTAGTTCCGGGCTCATTTTTTGCCAAGCTGTATCAAATCCAGCAACACCCAATTTGCCGCTCAGATGCACATTGATCTTGAAATCCAACTTGGATTTACCGTAGCCCATCCAGCGAGCCATGTCAGCATGATATTCTAATTCTTCTAATGATCTTTCCACAATACCAGGATTATTGCTGACTATACAACAGAACTGTCCGGGATGGAAACTGAGTCGCACGTCCAGTCGTCTTGCTGTTTCACCAATGGGAGCAAATATTCTCTCAAGGTGATTTTGCACGTCGATCTGTTGCCACCAGGTTTTCCAGTCTTTCTCGGTATAGCCCTGTAGCATCTCCGACCCCAGTCTAACCATTCTGCGTTCGGCAGGCAAGGTGGCCACACGTTCAATCATTTTCACAGCGGCCGTGGTGTTGTGATTCATGATGTCCCACTGACGTTGTTCGGCTTCAAGCGGATGTTCACGCAACCAACGCATGGTTGTACTACGACCGTTCAATTCCCTATCCACAGCGTTCACTTTCATGCCGCCGCATTCGCTGGGATCGTTGAGCCATTTACAGCAAAAACCAATTCGTTTTGTCATTTTTGAACTTTCTTAAGAGACCAGGTTCCATCCTGGTTGTCAATCCATTCAAGTACATCTCCTTCAACCCAACTTTGCATTGCCAATAAATCAGCAGGTAGTGGAAGAATCAAGTCGCCTGTTTCAGGATCTTCTTCGACTGTAACTGTCCAGGTAGTGGTGTTTGCTTCAGACATTTTATTCCTTTACAAGCGCAGCCCAAATTAAAAATTCTCTAAGTGCTTGATATACTGCTCGAGCTTCGTTGTCGTCAATTGCCAATTTTTTACCTCTTACATAAAATCCATCATCAGCAACACGAAGTATCTCTGATGTGCCGGTATAGAATGTGACATTTGCACTTCCGCCGTTTTTTGGTAGAGGACTTACGGACAAAATTGGTGTATTGTCCTGCATCCGATATGTTATTGTTTCCATACCATTATTTTACACTATTGTGCGGAAATAGTCAATGGTTTTCGCTAATCCGACATCAAGTGAAATAGTAGGTTCCCAATCTAAGATCATTTTTGCCCTATGAATGTCGGGCTTTCTTTGTTTCGGGTCATCCTGTGGTAACTTTTGATAAACAATTTTACTACTGGTTCCTGTTAATTGAATTACCTTCTCAGCCAATTCTAACATACTAAATTCTCCAGGATTTCCGACATTGATAGGAAAAGGATAGGTTCCGTTATAGTTCATAAGCGCCATCATACCATCCAAGAGATCATCTACATAACAAAAGCTTCGAGTTTGGCTTCCATCTCCATAAATTGTAATATCATCTCCCTTTAATGCTTGAACAATAAAGTTACTAACAACCCGGCCATCATTGACATTCATTCTAGGTCCATAGGTATTAAAAATACGCATAATTCGAATATCAACTTCATGTTTTCGATGGTAATCCATGAATAAGGTTTCTGCCGATCTTTTACCTTCGTCATAACAACTACGAATTCCTATGGGATTAACATTGCCCCAATACCCTTCATGTTGAGGATGTACTGTAGGATCACCATAACACTCGCTGGTGCTAGCTTGAAGAATTTTTGCCTTGGTTCTTTTTGCCAACCCTAACATATTAAAAGCACCGATGACACTGGTCTTCATTGTTTGAATGGGATCTAATTGATAGTAATATGGGCTCGCAGGGCAGGCCAAATTATAAATTTCATCGACTTCGACATACAAAGGGATACAAATATCCTGGCGTATAATTTCAAAATTTTTGAAATCTAACAAACATTCGATATTTTTCTTGCTACCTGTAAAATAGTTATCTACACATAAAACATGGTGATTTTGTTTAACAAGTCTATCACATAAATGACTTCCGAGAAATCCAGCTCCACCGGTGACCAAAATTTTTTTCATTTATCTACCTTTTTTTCTACATAACCGTATTGTTTGTAAAGCCAACTTATAAAGTTTTCAACTTCTTTGCTTTCTTTAATTTTTTCCGAATACACATGATATGCTGTAGATATTCTATTAAGCATTTCTTTATCAGTCATTTTCAATCAACTCCACTAGATTTTTGGCAGTTGCAGGACTCAATGTCCAACCTAGATGCCCATGTCCTGTATGATAATATACGCGATCGTTATTCAAACTTCTACGAACAATGGGCATCATATTCGGGGTCATCGGTCTTAGACAAGCCCAACTACTATAGTCATGTGTATTGATTTTGGGAAAGTTGGTATGGACCCAATCTAACAATGGTTGAATTCTATCTCGCCTAATATCGTAATTTTCTCCTGCAAGTTCCGCAGTGCCTGCAACTCTAAATCTATTACCCAATGTACTGGTTACAATTTTAGCTTGATCATCTAACAGACTAACCTTAGGTAAAGCATTTAGAGTTTCCTCATCATTGGCATTGATTGTAATGCTGTATCCCTTCACAGGATAAATGGGTAAAGTATCATTGATACTTTCAGCAAGTTTGCTGCTGCCAACGCCTGATGCAACAACTATAATGTCATCATTGATAGAATCGAGATTATCAACAAAATAGTTGTATTCGAAATTTACATTATATTTTTTTCTTAAGCGATTTTCTAATTCCAAGCAGAATTTATGTATATCTCCGGTCCAATCGCTAGGAGTCCATGCCCCGCCTAAAACTCCTTTAATATCTTTTAATGCAGGATCGATATTATAGAATTTAACAGAATCTAATAAGTCCCATTCGCATCCATGTGATTCATATAGTGTTTCGACTTTTTGAGCATTGGACAAATATTTAGAATCTTTGTAAAAATGTACAATACCGCTATCAAGTTGATCAAATTCTAGACCTTCTTCTTGTATAATTTCTTGATAAAGTTTTCTAGATTGGATTCCCAGTTTAATAGTATCTGCAGTATTTTTCTTATAATCACCGCGGGCAGTATGAAAAACAAACCTTGCTAACCAAGACCACATACGCCAATCAAATCTCGGACGAAATGACAGTGGAGCATCTTTTTTCAGTATCCACTTAAATCCTTTTTGAACATTGTTCCAAGTAGTCCAAACTTCACTATTACTAACAGATATTTGTCCACCATTGGCATAACTGGTTCTCATGGCAGGATATCGTTCTTGCTCAAGAACGGTTACATTATAATTTTTCCTTGCCAAATAATAAGCAGCAGTTAGTCCTGCAATACCTGCACCGATAACGGTTGCTGATTTAGTTTTCATCAAAGCCCTTCGAATAAATCCTCATTCCATTAAATAAGTCTATCATTCTTTAATCCATCCAAGCAAAGACCATTGAATAACATCATATACATACCCAAATTCGTGATGTTTTTTTGGTCCTATGAATTCAAGAGGATACTTTGGATCGTCTAACCTAACACCCCGAGACTTCATAAATTCTATCAATTCTTTGCGGTCGTGGAATATTTTGTAATGATATTTTTCTTTTGGTATTAGAGTGATATCATTTGTGAAGCAAAAATCTTGCCTCCAAATTCCAATATCTCTGGCGTAGAAAGTAACCATTATTTAATTCCTTTATCGTGACTGTTACGGCATTTTGTTCCATGCCACCTTTTGTAGTTAGGGTAAGTTGATACCTTGCCGCAATGCTCACATGGTACTCTTTCGGAATTAATTTTCAAAAAACTATGTGTGTTGTTTTCTAACATTTTGTTTGCCGTTTCTTTAGAAACTTCTGATTTAGTTCTTCCATCTTTGCAAGGTCTATTAGACAATTCCCTTTGCTTTTCTGAATCTAAAAAAGGATGAGTCCCGCGCTCCATTACTTTTTTTGTCGCAACACTCATTCTTTCTTTAGCACCCGGTCTTTTACTTGGGTTGTCTTTCTTCATCCTTTCGGATAGATTCTTCTTAAAATCATCAGACCTGGGAACATGATTTATGTTTAATCCATTTTTGTTAATGTAATCAAACCCACCAGTTCCACCTCGCCTTACATTATAAGTGTCATCTCTCGCTAAGAAATCCTCATTTACAATTTCCTTTTCTCTGTTAATCATGGCATCACGGCTATCAAAGTATTCAAGAATTGTTTTAACAAACATATCTTTTCCGTATTTCTCATACGCTTTGTTTATAACAGTTCCACTTCCCATATACCCATCATCCATATCTTTTGTCTGATGGACGCCTACATAAATCTTATTATTTACGGTATTTTTGATTTCATACAAGTAATAGAACATTTTTATCTCCTCTTACTTGTATTTATACAATATGTGCGTTTTGTGATGGATATCGTGATAAATTTACGCAAAAAGGTCTTCGTTCCAGCACCTATGCCCTTCCCTAAAAGCCATGTTACTTTGCGTTTCACGAACCTCTACACGATAACACCAAAGTCTATCTGCTTCACCTGGTCCCCACATCTCAGGAATGTAAACACCATTGACATATTTGTAAAGCATATCTGCAATCATTTCACAACCCATACCGGGTAGCACCGTTAAGTCCAAAATACCATCACGCTCAAGTTGTTTAAACTTCTCCAAATCTGGGTCATCGGCAGCAATGAGTGTGCGATGGTCAAATTGGTCTTTAAGAATTTGCTTCAACTCTTTAAGTCCACCGTAATCACAAACCCAACCACGCTTGTCTAATTCATTTGCACCAAAATAGAATTTGATAGAAAATGAGTACCCGTGGCTACGATTACAATGAGTATCTGCTCTCCACTGTTTATATGCCACCGGGAATTCATCAACGTATTCTTTTGTGCTAGTAAATCTATATGCTACTGGTTGATATGTCATTTTAATTGTTCCTTTGTATAATTAATAAATTCGTTTATTGTATCTAATTTTTGCTGTTCTGTAAAGTCGGATCTTACCAAAAATACTTTAAATCCTAAATCAGTGGCCATTTTTAACTTGGATTGATCCTTTTTATATTTTTGACCAAAAGTAAGACCGGTGATTTCCATTAACTCGTTTTTAAGTTCTTTAGCCTGTACTTCGGTTGGGTGCCACCTAGAACCATCATATTCTAATATCACCTTTGCTTCCTTGACACAAAAATCATAAAAGTTTACACCTTCTTTCGTACTAAGAAACCATTCACATTTAGTTTTATCTTCAGAATCGCGGTAGTATAATGTATAGTTTGTTAACCAATCATTTTTGCCAATGACAGACTTGATGAAGGTTTCTGCTTCTTTAGAATGACCGATTGATTTAAAAATAGTTTGGAGGTATTCGGCGTACTTGATGTGACCTTCTTCACCGTATTTTTCCAAATATAGTTCTAATTTTGTTTTATCGCCGTAGCGTTCTTTCTTGGTCTTCGAAGCCTTTGATGTTCTATTTTGCAAGTCGGCACGCCGTTCATCATCTGATAGACCAGACCAATAATTATTGATGCCTTCTTTTCGTTTCCGGTCCATTTCGTCGGCTACATCACTGCGGCCTGTTGCCCTAAGTAAGGCACCAGTGTTTTTCTTAGCAACAGTCTCTTCCCACTTTTTCTTGCCTAGTTCTTCGCCCCAACGCTTAATCATGTTTTCTTCCGATTGGCGAGATTTATTGACATGTTCATTGAACCTATCTATCCCATCATCAGGGTATTTCCATATAAACCATTCTCTAGTGAACCTAACATATGGTTGCGAATCGTAGGTTTTTTTGCGGCTTGTTAGGAGTTTCTGCATTCCGTTGTATCGCTTTGTTCCTGACTCTTCACCGTATTTGTCTATATAATCTTGTAATGACATTGGCATATCCATGCTCCTTGTATAGTATTTATACACGGATACACTATTTACACAATTAATCATGCTTATTCCCCTATGTTAATAATAGCATAGGCAGCAGAATTTGTATAGCGGGAATGATGCTCAGAGGCCGCTTTATTGTTATTTAAGTTGTTTGATTTCTTCTTTGATTTTTTTAAGTTCGTGTGATATAGTTTCGATTATATCTAATTCTCTTTGACGGTTTTTTATTGTGTGAATGAATATTATTGCAAATAATCCCCAACCTACCAATCCCCCAAAAAATAATAAAATTAAAATTTCAGTAAACATGTCAAATTCTCATCAATTAAATATTAATTATGAGAAAAATGTATTTTAATTTCTACTTTCAATGATTTTATCGGCCAAACCGTATTCAACTGCCTGTGTTGCAGTCATAATTGTATCACGATCCATATCTTTAACTAGTCTTTCATAAGTTTGACCGGTATTTTTAACATAAATTTCCGTTAATTCTTTTTTCATTCTAAGAATTTCATTAACCTGAATTTCCATATCTGAAGCTTGTCCTCTCGCACCGCCCAGTGGTTGATGGATTAGATGTCTACTTCGCGGTAACATAAATCGTTTACCTCGGGTTCCTGAACTAGCTAGAATTGACCCCATGCTAGCAGCTTGACCCATAACATAGGTAGCAATATCTGGTTTAACAAAATCCATGACATCTAGAATAGAAAGCCCATCAATTACACTTCCACCGGGGCTATTAATATAAAAATTAATATCCTTTTCACTGTCTACACTTTCTAGATGCAAAATCTGTGCTACAATAAGATTGGCACTATGCTCGTCCACTGGTCCATTTAAAAAAACGATTCTTTCCGATAATAGTCTGGAAAAAATATCAAATGCTCTTTCACCTTGACTAGTTCGTTCTACAACCATTGGTACTAAATTCATATTCATTTATTGTCCTTATTTAGATATAACTATTGGTATAGTAATCCCAATGTCTACTATCGTAAAAATTGGAACGGAAACAATAGCCTAAAACACCAATTTCAAAATCCAACCCCGCATGATTTTGCCGAATACTCCAATCAACATTACAACACAGTAAACTGGAATCTCGATAAACTTCTAATTCAATATATTTGTGTGCGAATAGGGTATTGAATGTTTTAGCCCACAAATTTTTAAATTGTTGGCTCCAGGGATTTCTAATATTAAAACTCAGATGAATCATCGTCATCATCCTCTGCAGGAACACCATGTTCCACACAGAGAGTTCGAATCCATCCTCCTCTGGTTAATTTACCGGGTTTTCCGCAAACCTCGCAAGTAACACCACTCATACTTTCAGCCATAGAAACCAGTCCGCTAATGTAATCATCTCCACCGTGATAGTAAAACCTCAATGTGCCGAACTTTTCCTTAACCTGGTCCACAACTACCTGTGGCACGGCTGGTTTGATTTCTCTAATTCCCGATTCCAGTGCTTCCTTAACAAATTCATCTGCATTTTTATAATTTCGCCAATATTCTTGCAGTGGAGCCATATCGCCATTTTGGGCAGCTTGGATCATCTCATTATATTTTACATCTTTGTCATGATAATTAATGCTCCAATCAATATGATGTTGGATGTTCTGACAGAGTTGGTTGATGATATCGAACCAACCATCGTCACATTCTAAGCTAAATAATGATATAGGATACATCGGAGGAGTATCAGGATCGGTTATCCGTTTAAAAATTTTAGGAAAAGTCTTTACAAGATATTGTGTATTTTCAGTATTCATAAATTTAAAATTATGTTAGAAGTATATATTGTATATAAAACCACAAACAAAGTCAATGGAAAATTTTATATTGGTGTTCATAAATGTAATTCCTTGGATAAATTTGATGGTTATTTTGGGTCAGGATCTCTACTTAAAAAAGCTATTTTGAAATATGGAAATGAAAACTTTTCGCGAGAAACCTTATATGTTTTTGACACATATAAAGAAGCATATATTAAAGAACAAGAAATTGTTAATTCTTTACTTATAGAATCTGATACCTGCTATAATCTAAAATTAGGTGGAAAAGGTGGACCCAGGCAAAATACTAATGTAAGGAAAAAATTTAGTTTAGATAGAAAAGGAAAATTTGTTAAGGGAGAAAATCATTTTTTTGGTAAAACACATGCAGAAGAATCAAAAGAAAAAATGAGAATTGCCAAAATAGGAAAATATGTAGGTGATAAAAATCCAAATTGGAAAGGTGGTAAAACAAGAAAGAAATTTACATCCGAAGAAGAACGGCAACAAGTTCAATCAAAATTAATGAAAGAAAACAATCCTATGCATAACTTGGAGGTAAAAAAAAGACATTTAGAAAAAATGAAAAATAAAATTAGGAAAATTTGTCCTCATTGCAATAAAAGTATGGAAATGGGCGGATTCACTGTTCATAAAAATGCCCTTTTTAAAAAGGGAATAATAATTTAAAATTCCTAGGTCATATTGTTTAATTATCTTATACAGGAAACAGCTTTGGTGGTAATATCGGCGTGCCTATTCACAAACAGTTTAGGAAATGTATCACAAAGATATTTGTCAAGTTCTTGTTTCATTTATCCACCAAATTGTTTAATAAGTATGTCGATTGCTTCAATTACCCTTTGATTATTGATAACATCTTCCGGATGAAGCCAACTGCCTTTTTTATAATTGCGAAGTTCTTTTTTAAGATAAGCTCTATAATTAATTAAATTAAGCAGTGTAATTTGATCAGCAGTTTCACTGTCGAGTTCAATTTTTCTAGGCATCCTCTTTATCCTGGTCGTATTGTTTAATCATTCGGTATAAAGGTTCCATTCGTTCCTGGAAGATTTCAGGTGCTTGAGAAGCCGCCCATCGCATTTCACCATCTGAAGGGAAATGCCTCAAACAGTACCTGGCTTCATCCCTTACAATTTTGGGAACACGAGGTGTATGCTGTGGATTGCACAGATTCAATAAAAATTGTCTTGTGCGAATCACAGCACGATAGCGTTCGTCAGGTAGCGTCATTTGTTTCTCGCCATTGTTCTGCTCGAGCCTTCATACCCTCGGGGTCTCGTTGATATTGTTCGATTGCTGCTACCAATGCTTGTTCTACAAACTGATTAAATGTGATATCACGATCGTGTGCTATTTTCATATATTTTAATAGTTCCTCGTTGGTGAATTCTAGAGGAAGACTAACACGAGTATCATAGTTTTTACCCTCAATGATAGCACGACCTTTTTGAACAAAATCTTCATCGACTTCCAAATCCGTGAATTTCACATCATCCCAAGCATAATCCGCACAGTTATGTTCCAGAGCTTCTCGATTGTAGGCTTCGCGGTAGTTGGAGTTAATAATTCGATAGGCACGGTTATTGGTATAGTCCGCAGCTTCAACCTCATAAACCTCTTGAGTTTGAGTATCGAATACCATACCAAAGCTATAACCTCCGTCATTCTGAAGGCCATTCCAACTATCCAAACGATATGCATTTGGGCCATAGCATCGCCAGCCAAATTCACCGCCTTCGGTAATACGATAATCTACCAGTTCCATCCATTGTTTAATAGTGAGCATAATGACACCTTTTTAAGTTGACTGTTTATATATTATAAAGGATTTTTAGAACAATGTCAATCTACAATATCGTTAAAGTGATCTTTCAAAATACTATCAACATTGACTTCCATATAACCCGAACCATCATTAAAGATCCAATGCAGCTTGGCATCCCAATCTTGGGTTCGGTAGTTGATGTGATCGATGCATTCTTGTATGATTAGTTCGGCGAATTTCGCTTTGTCAAAAATCCATCCCTCGCTACTGTGGCCCGGCACAGGTTCAATATATGTAGTAGCCTGTTCGGCAAGTTGTCGAATTCGTTCGTTCATCTTAACTCCGGCTCTTTATCATAACAATCAAAACACACCGCATCTGCTTTAGGACCGGAACAGTGGTATATGGCACCGTTACAGTATTTGCATAAAATAAAAGCCTGGGTTACAATAGAATCTTTTGGCGGTGAATAGAGTTTATAGAATCCTTCTTCTCTTTCGGTATATCCGATATGTTTACGGTCTTCGGTCGCAGATCCAATTCCATGTGCCCAATTTTGGGTATAATCGCAGAATGGACAAATCCAACCACGCACGGTCGGTACAAGTACACCCTTATCACCAGCAACCTCTGGATGATCCCCTCTATTGGCACAAGTATATGGATGCATTTGAGGAGGAAATTTGGAGTTGCGTTCAAATGGATTTGACCAAGGGCCAAATTGGTGCTGCCATAGTCGTTCAACTTGCTCTGGTGTAAAGACAGGTTCGTTCATCGTTCAACTCCGAAATGTTTCAAAATATCAATGCCTGCCCAAGACCGTCCAGATTTGTAATCGTCTCCATCATCGTCTTCGGTTAATTTAGCAATCTCAGCACATTCTTTAACAATCAACTCGGCAAACTTTTGAAAATTATCACCTTGAATGTGCAGGTCTTTTTCAAAAAACTCAGCCTGTTCAGCAAGTTCTCTAATTCGTTCGTTCATTTTCTATCCAATCGGTTCCACGCTTCAATCAATGCATCATCGGCATTTCTAATACCCCAAAAGTCCGCCATCAAAGATAGTTCCATACCACAATGTGGATCTTTTTCTTCATTGCATCTAATGTGAAGTGTCTGCCATGCATTACCATAAGATTCTGATGCTCCAGTAGAGTCCATCTTAGCAGGACTACCGCACATGGGGCATGGTAGCAGATTATCGTCCATTTGTCAACCCCTTCAATCGTTGAATTTCATCGGCTGCTTCTTCCAATAGGTCCGCAATACGATCAGGTTTACCTTCCTGTACACTTTTCCTGTCAGAAATTTGTCGTCTAATTTCAGCCCGTTTCCTCAATCGGAATACCAGGCTTTGTTCACTCACAGGTAAATGACTTTCATCATTCATGCATAATCTCCGTGCAAACCATAATACATTTCCATGTAAAAGGCAAGTGGTTCTGCTGATTCATTATCGTAATTACTTCGAATCCAATTGGCACAATCCTGTACTAGCAACTCAGCAAATTTTTGTTTGCTAAAGTATACCTCAACACCATAATCCTCAAGAGTTTCTCGTGAACGGATTTCATGCCTTTCGGTAGCCTGTTCAATCAATTCTTCAATTCGTTGGTTCATGGTGTAGTTTTAAGTTGTTTTCTCAACCGTTTAATTTCGGATTTGAGGTTACGATTCTCATACTCTGCCCAACCCCATTTGTCTTGCATATCTTTCATCTGTTTTGCAAAGTCTCGATCACTGGGGGTTAGATCTTCTTCGGGTGTGATGATGAATTTACCCATATCCCAGTCAACCCCCTTCCACATAGTCTTTACTTTGACTGTAGGCAGTGCACATACCGTTGCATATGGCAATTTGATCTGAATCACCACCTCAGGATCGTTATAATCACCATCACGATGATATAGATCAACAAGGCGTTTTAGTTCACTGAATTTCATTATTTAACTCCAAAATATTCCAACATCCGTTCTTTGACTACAATTTCTTCGCCAATAAAATCAAACTTATCTTCAACAAACTGAGCACATTCCCGCACAATCAACTCGGCGAACTTTTCTAACTCTTTGCTTGCGTAAATCATTGCAGTAGCATAGACAGGATTGGTTCCCAATCCCTTAAAAGCCTCTTCGGCAAGTTGTTGAATTCGTTCGTTCATCTTAGTTCCAAAGTAAGTCAAAATTCCCAGACATAACCTTTTTTACGCTGGCTGTTCGATCTGTCAAGTGATCCTTTACAACATCATCTTGGAAACGGTAAGTGCGGATTTTATCCCCACGCATACCAGATCCAACCTGTTGCTTGCGATTGCTTGCTATGTTATTATTATACTGGCTTTTTGCCAAATTGTCAACTCGATGTTGTATATCTGCCATAGCCAAATTTAGGCTATTTTGACGACTACGAGTTTGGGCAGTGGCCACTTCTCCCGTTGGGATATGAGTTATCCGGCAGGAACACTTCACTTTATTTCGATTTTGGCCGCCAGCACCTGTGCCGCTATACCATTCTATCCGCAAATCACGTTCCGGTATATCAACGGTTGATGAGTGTCCGTCTGCATCTAAGATAGCAACGGTTACAGTGCTGGTATGGACGCGGCCCTTGCGCTCTGTAGGAGGCACCCTCTGTATTCGATGTCCTCCGGGTTCATTTTCCAAGCCGGATAAATCAAGACCCTCAACCTGTATTTCTACCTGCCCAGGATACTCATTTATCAGGCGGGTAGTTCAGCCGTAGCGAGAAGCCAATCGAATATAGGCTTGCGTCAAATCTTTCACAAACAATTTACTGTCTTCGCCACCTTCGGCTGCTCTAATTTCAATAATTTTTTTCATCTTACTCTCTCCTTTTTAACACGGCCTATTCGGCTCGCTTTGTTCCAATCATATTTAACACCATCTGGACATAGACCATTTTGAATGCTGTCTACTCCAAACATACCACAAACTTCGAAATCTGCTCCCTTGATGGTCACAAACTCATCTAGAGTCTTGGCGTAGGCCATTGCTAAATCTAAGTTGTCAAATTCTCGATCTTCTTTACATAAAACTAAAAACATTTATTCCTTTCATATATCTCCTTGTTGTTCTCTACGCTCAC